GCATTGCCCGACGCGGACCGAGATCGTGCCGCCCGGGGAGAACTCGGTGTACGCCTCGATGAAGTTCGCGCCGTCCCGGTAGCGCAGCAGCGCACCGGAGACCCAACTCGCGCCAGCGGGAACGGCGGAGATGCGCGCGGAGTAGGTGACCTCACAGTCCCACGCGCCGCCACCGGGAAGCGCCGCGATGCTGGCGATGTTGGCGGTCGGGAACGTCACCACGCCGGCCGTGCCGTCGACGCTCCATCGCGCCGGATTGCTGTGCGTCCACGTCTGGCCGGTGTCGCTCGTGCCGAGGCCGGTCGCCGAGACGCGCGTGAAGGTGTCATGCGACGCCCGCACGCGCACACGTAGGGGCGTGTTCGCGCGCAGCTTTCCGTACCATGGTCCGGCGGGATTGCGTGGCGAGAACTTGCCGTGCCGGTTGTTGAACAGCACGGACGCCTCGCTGGCGTCCACCTGCTCCGCCTCGTCGGCGCGGCCCACCTTGATCTCAATGGCGGCACGCTTGCGGCGGTCGCCGGTGACGTCCGTCCATGCCCATGTGCCGGCGCGGGCGGGGTCAGCGTTCGGCGCGATGTCCACGCTGAAAGGAACGGAAACCGTCATCACGCGTCCTGAAGCAGGTTGCCGACACGGATGCTGCGCCGCAACCATGCCTTAAACTCGGTTTCCGCGCCCATGATCTCCACTACGATCTGTCGGTCGTCGTCATCACGGCCGAGATCGGGGAGTCCCCGATCGAGCGGGATGACCGCCTCGTCCCTACCGCCCTCGCCGATGACCGCGAGGCGCCCGCCGGGCGTGGCAGGGACAATGCCACCCTTCGCCAGGTAGGGAATGTTCGGCGTGCCGAAACTGACGCTCGGGATGCTGATCCCCGCGAAGCTGCCGCCCCCAATGGGGAACTGGATCCTGTTCCACCCGCCGACGATCTTGTTGACGACGCCCCGGAATCCGGACCATAGCCCGTTGAACGTCCCCTTAAGAGAGTTGCTGATCCGCCCGGGGAGCTTGCCGAAATAGGACGCGAGAGCGCTCGCGCGAGATGAGATCTTCGAGGCGACGCTACTGAAAGAGTTTCCGAGCCCGACAAAGAATCCCTTGATCGAGCTGACGACGCTGTTGAGCTGACCGCGCGCCTTTGTCAGACTCGCGGTGATGCGTCCCCAGCTGCGCACGAAGAAGTCGGCGAATGGTCCGGCGAACCATGCGCCAACGCCTTTCATGAATCCCCAGACCGCCGCCCAGACAGTCTGGAAGAACTTCGTCTTGGTGGCGAGCAGGACGATTACCGCGATCAGCGCAACGATTCCGGCAATGATCCACGTACCGGGCCACGCGAGCAGGGCGGAATTCTGCGCCCACTGGACCGCCGTGGCGACCGCCTGCCACGCCGCCCATGCTTTCACCGCTATGCCGTAGGCGATCCACCCCGAGACGACGGCAGTGATCAGGTCCGGCGGCACAGCGGCGATGATGGCCGCCAGTGCACCCGCTACCGCCATGGAAATCGGTGCCAGCGGGGCGACGGCCTGCGCCACCGTGAACGCTGCCGACGCGATATCCCCGAGCAGCGCAGCCGTACTGGCACCGCTGGTGGTCATGAACTCCACGAACTTCTGAATGCCGGCGTCGGACTCAGTAGCGGTCGCCCACACCGACCACCGATAGGTGAGGTCGTCCAGCCACTCCAACACGCCCTGCCCCTGCGCGGCGCCGATCTTGCCGAACATGCCCCCGATGGCGGTGCCGGTGTTGATGATGATGCCCACGAGCGGGTCGATGGACGCCATGGCATTCTCGCCCCAACGCTTGAGACGGTCGCCCTCCACAAGCCCCTGGACGGCGCCGAGCAGCGACTGAGCGCCCATCATGCCGGCGTCGAAGAGCGGCTGGAGATCGTCAATCGCCTCGCCCATGGTCTCGTAGGCGGAGGTCATCATCCCGTAGACGGCCGGCTTGTTCGCGTCCACGAAGCTTTGCCAATTGCTCTTCAGGTCCATGGTGGCCTGCGTCATCTGGCGCACGTCCGGCGGCAACCCGTCCAGGTGCGCCCGCAGCTCCATAGTGGCTTTGGCCTGCGCTTCGAGCGCCGCCTTGTTGCTCTGCCCGGCGGCGGCGGCCGTCTTCGCCGCCTGGCCGTACTTGTCGACCTTGTCCTGAAGTGTTTCGGTTTGCGTGACCGCCTCATTGACCTCTGTCATCGCGGACTTGGCGACCGCCTGAAAGACGCCGAACGCGAGGCCGGCGCCGGCCACGGCCGTGCCGAGACTCATGGCGCCGGCCGTCACGCCGGCAAGCAGGGGGACTGCGGAACCGACCGACGTGATCGACGTGACCATGCCGGCCGCTGACCTGCCCACGCCCTGAAACGTCTTGTCCAGGGATCGGCTGATCGTGGCCGCACCCTTCGCGACCCTATCCGTGTCGATCCCGACGCTGATCATCAGATCGGTGATGGTCGCCACGCGTCCCTACCTCTCCAGCGATCCGCCCAGCTTGCGGTTGATCCGCTTGATCGCTGACAGCATATCCTCGCCGCTCATCGGCTCAGCGGATGTGGCGGGCTGCCACTCCGGTACAAACTGCGCCGCCTTGTACGGTGGGGTTTTCTTCCCCCGGTTCACGTTGGCGATGGTTGCTTGCAGCATGGCAAAGAGTTGGTCAAGCCGCTCCGGACCGAGCGGCCCGGCAACTGCCTCGTAGGCTTCCCACTCGGCCAACTCCCGGGCGTCGATCCGTTGCAGAAGTTCCCCCACCGTGCAACCGAGCGTGGCCGCTAGTCGGAAATATCCTCGTCGTCGGGGGTCTCGCCGAAATTTTCGGTCAGTTCCTTGACGTCGTCCTCCGACATGCCGACGAGCTTGCGACAGGCGTCGAACAGGCGATCGAGCGGTGCCGCGTTCTTCGCGCCGAGTGCCCGCAGGTCGTCGCTCGTGAAGAGCTGGCGGCCGTCTTCGTCCACCGCACACAACACGATCAGCTTGGCTCGCGCGTTACGCATGTTCATCTTGCGCGAGTTGCCGCGTTCCTCCACAAGCGATTGCTCATAGGCATCGCGCTGACTGCCCCGAATGGAGCGAAGACGGACCTCGCCGCCCCATTCGGGGCAGGAAACGGTCTCATAGCGGGTGTCGTCGGCGGAAAGGATTGCCTCGCGGCTCAGGAATGCCATCGGTGTAATTCTCCCATGAGTTTCGGTGCTGGAATGGCGCGGATGCTACGGGGTGCCGGACGGGGCGAGCACCGGCTTGCCGGACACCTTGATCGTGACCGAGCGCCCCATCTTGTCGTCGTAGGGGAACTCGTCGCCGACGTTCGTCATGATTCCGGAGATCTGCCACGTGTGCTCGTCCGCCGTGTCCGGCAGCAGGACGATTCGGTAGCTGCGCGGTACCGCGTCGTCAAAATCGTCATCGAGATCGTGGGTCGCTTCCGTCGGGTCGTAGTTGAGATCGAGCGAGATCTCCCCCCCGTTCTTCAGCCCGCCGATGAACTCCATCCATCCGCCGGCCGAATTGTGGTCGGTGACGTCGATGGTCTCGCGCGTCCGCTCGGGGCCACCGATGGTGGTGACGTTCGCGATGGTGTCGTAGGTCGGGCCACCGGGCGCGACGCCGGTAGCACGCTGGAAAAGGGTGCCGAAAGCATCCCGACCGCTCATGATGGCGCTCCCTGCTAGGTCAGTTGTGCAGTCTCAATGACAAATCGTAGTACGTGATGGCGCAGCTCGGGATCGGGATCGTCCAGTGCCTGATCGTACGTCTGGCGGATGGACACGCACCGGTGCCCGGAAGCGGCCAGACGCGCCGACAGCGCACGGTCCTGGCGGTCCAGCAGTTCACCGATCCGTGTAGCGATGGCCTGCCCCGGCCCATTGCTGCGGGCATGCGTCCAGATATGCAGCGTCGTGGTCACGCGACGGCCGTGACTGGCGAGGTCACTATCCGCTGCTGATGTATGGTCGCCGATGCGGACGTACGGGTACGCCTGCCCTTCCGGTACGTCGTCCAGGACGGCCGTCGTCGGCGCGGTGATGTCGCGCACCTTCGCCAGCAGTCCGGACAGCGCGGAGTCTCCGCGCAGCAGCGCGACGAGCGCCGCCTGTAGCGGATTGAGCGGCGACCGCGAGGGGAGCGTCATCCCTTCGCCGCCTTCCTGACGGCACCGCTGACAGCCTCGCGCGCCCGGGCCGGAAAGCGCTGACGCGACCGCTCGCCCGCTGGCGTCATGAAATCCTGCGCTTCCGTGTCGCTCGTGCCGTTGACGACGAACGTCGTGTGCCTCGCGGTGCTCACGGCCTGACCCGACAGCCCGCCCTGGCGGTAGCGCTCCCGGATGCCGGCGCGAAGCTCACCGGTGAGGACTGGCGCGGACATGCGCAAATCCTCGGCAACCTCCGACGTCTCCGCCTTCACTGCGCCCCTGGCCGCGCTCTTCACTTCGTCGGGCATGTCGCGCAGTTTGCCCTGAAGCTCCACGAGGCCACGCACCGAGACCTGCGTCTTAGCTTTCCGTGCCACCGTGTGCCGCCCGGTAGGCGTCGATGACCGCGCGGGACAGGGCGCCCCGGTCGGAAACCTCGAGACCGGCCTCGCGCGCCCAGCGCCGGATTTCCGCGCGCCCCTCGGGGGTCTCGGGATCCGCGAGCGCGGGCGCCGTCTCGTCTTCCAGCACCTCGTCAAGCTCGGCAAACTCGGCGGCCAGGGCGTCCGCCAGCCATCCCTCACGCTGCTGCTCAGTCTCGTCCGGCAGCGCGCCGCGTTCGGCCAGCAGCTCCACGATGCGGGAGAGCTGGACGGTGCACGCCTCCGCACGCTGCTCGGCTTCCGCCAGGCGCTCGCGCAGGTCGGTCACGGCTACGTCGCCGGCGCCCGGAATGACAGTCTCGGCATCATCGTCCGGCGCCGGCAGCGTGAGCGCCATCGGCTGCCAGTCCTGCGGGTGCGCGACGACAAGCGGATGACGGGCGTCGGCTGTAGTCATGCCGGCCACGACGCGGTGTAGCGTGCCGTTGGGCTCGCGAGCGATGCCGCTCCGCCTCGAGATCATGATTTGTGTCATGGTGCCCAGTCTCCCATCACGCCTGCTCGCCCTCGGATTGAATCGCCTCCACGTCCGCCCGCAGATAGACGGGCTCCGACGGGTGACGGGTGTACTTCACGCGCAGCGTCTCGCCGTCGGCGCGCAGCAGGTGATCTCCGCGCCGGACGTCGGCGCCGGGGAGCAGGTGCACGATCATCGTCATGGACGAGCCGGCCTGCTGCGCCTCCACCTGCTCGGCGGCCGTCGGCTGCGACACCTTGGCCCGCACCTCGCCCACCTGCTGATACGTGTAGGCGGTGCCGCCCCACTCATCCTGCGTAGCGACTCGGCGACGCACGACAAGCCTCTCCCGCAGCTCATGCTGCCCGATGGGTACCGTCACTGGAGAGTCACCTCGTCCCACGGGTCCAACTCCCGGACGCCACCACCCATCGTCATGCCGACGCTGGCGAACGAGGAACCACCGGCCGCCTTGCGGATGGCGTCTTTCTCGCCGGGGGTGAGGTATACCGCCTCGCCACCCGGTACGCCGGTGCGGTGATACGCCTTAGAGCTGTCGCCGATGGTGCGCTGCGACAGCGCCTCCGGATTGCCGAAAGCCCGGTACGCCGCTTCCAGTACGATGCCACGCACCCGGCGCGGGACCGCGAGCAGCGCACCCGTGGCCGCATTCGCCCATGTCATGCCGGCCGCCTCGCGCGCCAATTCGCTCGCGTCCATCAACAGCTCGTCAGCACGCGCCGCCTCCGCACCTTCCGGGCGGTAGCCGAGCTTCTGTACGAACTGCTCGAAGTCGGCCAGTGGCGGGAGATCCATATCAGGCAGGGCGACATAGAAGACGCCAGGCACGGCGTCGCTGAATGGTGCCGTGATTCGCCAGACGTAGCTGTATCGGCCGAGCTGCGTGACGTCAGCCGCGTCCAGCGTAACGTCCAGGACGCCCTGCCCACCGGACTGCACGACGCCCTCACCGGTCGTTCCATCGGGACGCGTGAAGGTCAACGTTCCGGACGCGGCGATGGGGTTTTCGTTCTCGTCCGTGACGAGCTGCCGCAGGGGCACTGGCCGACCGACATTGAAGCGCTGCACGTGGTCCCCCTAGGCCGCTCTGGTACGGGTAACGATACGGCGGATACGGGACCGGGTGACCACACGCGGCCCAGCGGTCGCCGTCGGGTCATACTGCCCGCCGAGCGCGACGGCCTGCCCGACGCCGGCCGTGACCGCCACACGCATCGCCACCGCACGCGTGGAGGCGTCCAGCGGCGCCGTGGCGGCGCGCGTGCGGGTTGTTGCAGTGATGGCCCGGACCGCGACGCTCGTGGCCGCTGTCGCGGTACTAGCTGCCTCTTTGGATGCGGCGGCGCGAGCGGTCGCCGAGAGCGTGGCCGTGGACGCCGAGACGGCGCGGCGGACACTTACGGCCGTAGCGGTCGCCGG